GAATTAATAAGATTATAGATTACAAACCTCATTTAAACGAATCAACAAAAGTTGAGCTAATGGAGTTTTTTGATTTAGGTAAAAAAAATAATTTAGGCGATCCAATGGTTGTCGGAGATGAATTGAATATGTAATGAAAAGATTTTCTAGCTTACCAAGAACAGAAGAAGGAGACGAAAAGTCATACGAGTTATATTGTTTGCTCAATGGTGTTTACACTAATGTTGTTTACGAACAATTAGCTGTGGATGGTAAATATTATTATAAAAAAGTAAATGTAACAGAGCCTTCTAGGCTACAAAAACAAAAAGCAGTTACATCTAGATCTGTTCAAGCTACTCGAATAATTGAGTATGTTGAGTCAACAACAACAACACCACAGAAAGGAACGGTAACAACAACTAATGCTGTCAATATAGACCCTGTTGCAATATTTAAGCATGACAAATATATATCTGGAAGTAGCGGTAAAATAGATAGCTGGAAATCATCTCACGGCACATTAGCACTATCCCAATCAACAGAAGTTAACAAGCCTAGCTTTGGTGTTAGAGCAGGAGGTAGGGCTGGTTATGCTGTTCCATATTTTGACGGAGGTATAAGTGGTTCAGATGGAGATTACATGACTTTTAACAGCTCTGTTACTCTTGAAAAAGATTTCACCATATTCCTTTGTTTAAAAGCACACTCAGCTAAGTATGTCAGAATATTAGGTAGTTCTTCTGATTCTAATATTTATTTAGGATTTAATGAAGATGCTAACTTGCTTTTCCATTTTGGTTTAGGTTCAGGTAAAACATATAGCGCATCACTTGGGGCTGAAGGCATAAAAGTAGGGGTAAAAAATCTTTTTACAATACAAAGAAGCGGAACAACATTATATGTAAGAAAAGACGGTGTTCAAATAGCAACTCTAACGGTTGGATCAGATGATTTTGTTTTCAATCAATTAGGTAGGATTGCAACAGAAGTATATACACTTCCAGCTCATTTATCACACCTTTCTATATATAACGGATATATACAAAGAGACTTGACTTCTATCGAACAATCGCTAATTAAAGAATCTTCTGAAGCATATAGTTAATTATGGCTAGTAAGTTAGAAATAATAGGTAAGAAAATTGGAGACGATTTAATAAAAAAGTTTAGAAATGAACTAAAAAGGCAAGGTTATTTTGCAGCAGGAAACCTAGACAAGTCTTTTACTAAAAAGGTTACAAGTAGTCGTGCAGAGACAACTATTGAGGTAAAATCCTTACACTATGCTGGAGTAATAAACTATGGAGCTAAATCACATTTTCCTCCTGTAAGAGAAATAGAGAAGTGGGTAGAAGCCAAAGGTTTTGCTAAAAACGAAAAAGAAAAAAAGAGTATAGCTTTTGCTATATCTAAAAGAATAGCGGAAGAAGGGTTGCCTCATCCAACATACAACAAAAGCGGAGCACCTAGAAAAGACTTTATAGGTGAGGTAATGAAGAAAGAGGAGCCAAAAATAATAAAACAAATCAATAAAGCTATTGGTCAAGAAATAGAAGTAATGTTTAAGAAAATACCAAAACAAGCATAATGGCACAGAATCAAACAATCCATACGGTAAAGATTAAAGGAACTGAGGAGTTAATTCGTCTTAGAGGTGAAATAGATAAGTATGAAAGACAGTTAAAATCATTAAAAGGTCATACTAAAAATAACAAAGAAACCACTGATAGACAGGTTCGTGGGCTTGAGCATTTAGAAAGACAACTTAAAACTACAAGAAAGCAGTATAGAGATAATCAAAAATCATTAGAAGGTCTAAACAAAGCTACAAAAAATTCAGGTAGCTTTACAATGAAAATGGCTAAAGCTTTTGGTGTTGCGCAAATAGCTACACAGTTATTTACCAGAGCTATGCAGGCTGTCGGTCAAGCCGTAAAGCAGGCTATTACAACATTTAAAGACTTTGAGTTCCAAATGGCTAAGGTTAAAGCTATTAGCGGTGCGAGTGCCAAAGAATTTAAGGATCTAAATAACTCAGCAAAAGAGTTAGGTAGAACAACCTTCTTTACAGCATCACAGGTGGGTGAACTTCAACTCAACTTATCTAAACTTGGTTTTAGCCCTCAAGAGATATTAGAGTCGCAAGAAGCTATACTTCAGTTATCAACAGCGATGGGTGAGGATCTTGGTAGAACAGCAACGGTTGTAGCTGCTACACTTAGAGGGTTTGGAGAGAGCACAGAAGAAACTGCTAGATTTGCTGATGGGATGGCTGCCGCATTTTCTAGTTCGGCATTAGATATTGAGAAGTTTCAAACATCTATGTCTAAGGTTTCTGCTATTGCAGCTATGGCAGGGTTTTCTTTTGAAGAAACAACAGGTCTATTGGCTTTGCTTACTAATAGTGGTATGGAGGCATCTATTGCAGGTACATCGCTTCGTAACATATTATTACACCTACAAGATCCTACATCTGATTTATCAGAAAGATTAGGAAGAACGGTACACTCAGGAGGAGATCTTATTGTAGCATTAAAAGAACTTAGTGATTCAGGTATTGATGTTGCAGGTGTAATGCAGATTGTTGATAGAAGGCAGGTTCAGGCTATGAACTCATTTATAGCAGGAGCAGACACGCTTACTGATTTCAATGCCTTAATGGAAGATTCATCAGGCAAAGGTAAAGAAATGGCTGATGTAATGGAAAACACTCTTGGCGGTGCTTTACTTAAATTAAAATCTGCTTGGGAAGGATTCACCCTTACTTTAACAGAAGGTGATTTCGGTACTTGGCTGCAAGGTTTTGTTGAAGATCAAGTATTTTTACTCAATCATTATGCTAAAAAATTTGGAACTGCTGAACAAAATTCAGTATCAATAATATCAAAAGCAAACAAAGATGTAAAAGCTATTCTTAAAGACCAAGAAGAAGCATTAAAACTATTTAAAGAAAACGAGAGAGAGATATATAGAGCAAGTACATCTGACATAATGAAGGATGAACTTCAACAACTAAAAGATAGACAGACATTTTTACAACAAGAGGTAAAAGATGCTGAAAAAACTTCAATGCTTCTTTATTTTAATATAGATTCAAAGGGAGTAAAACAAGCTAGAAAAAACTTAGAAGCACAAGGTATTGCAATAAGAGAGTTTAGTCAGTTGATAATAGATCAAGAGCAGAAAGAGGCAAACGCTTCCAAAGAAGCTAAAAAGGCTGCTGAAGATAAGAAAAAATCATTACAATCGGAGTTTGAAGCTCAAGCATCACTTTTTAAGATAAGAGAGGATCAGTTAGAACAAGCTAAAAAATTACCTACTGCAACTAGGGAGCAAATTGCACATAGAAATCGAGAAATAGCAAGAATTGAAGCACAAATAAAAGCCTTAAAAGAGCTTGGTGTAGAGAAACAAGCTGAAATAGATTTTAGTGTTCCTAAGACAAGTGGTGCTGGAGAAGGATTTGATGCACAGGTAAAAAGCAGAATGGCTGAGTTAAATGATCAAATAAAAGAACAAGAAACTCAGTTAATGAAAGATTTTGTCGATGGTAGAATAGGGTCTGAAGCTGAATTACAAGAAGCTATATTCAACATGAAAATATCTACTTATGATGCTGAAAGAAACTTAATAAATCAAACCTCTATTGCTCACGATGCAGCAGGTCAAGCTATGATTTTAATGGAGGGTAAGAAAAAGCTTTCAGCAGAAGCAACAGCAGAGGCTAACAAAAAAAATAGCGAACAACTTATAGAGAACGCTATTATGGGTGCTCAAACCGTAGAGCAAGCTTTTGCTAGTGTTCTTACTATAAAGATAAATGAGATACTTGTAAATGCTTTAGCTTCTATGTTTGAAGATAAAACAATACCATTTTTTGCAAAACTTGCTTTAGGTCTAGGTATGAAGGCTATCGTTACACCAATGATACAAAGACTTGTCGGTGGATCAGGAGGCGGATCAAGAGGAACAGAAACAATAGGGAGAGGTCAAAGTGGTAGATTTGCTAAAGGTGGTCTTACAGCAGGCGGTATGTTTGAAGGCGCATCACACGCACACGGAGGTGTTAAGTTTGCGGTTGGTGGTAGAATACATGAGGCAGAAGGCGGTGAGGCTATAATCAACAAGCGTTCGACATCAGCTTTTAGACCTATACTATCTGCAATAAACTCATACAACGGAAACGGGGTTAAGTTTGCTGACGGAGGTCTTATTAGCTCAGGAGAGAAGTTTGCTATGGGTGGAGAGCTAAGAAGTGTTCAACAGATAGTTAGCGGTGGTATGGGCTCATCTAAAGTAGTTATGGTTGAAAGTGATGTTACAAAAACACAGAACAGGGTTAATGCTCTGGAATCACAAGCGTCTTTTTAACATTGGCTTGTTAATAACTAAATTGTAACAATTTGTAATTGTTTGCGTATTTATATAAATTGTGGCTATGGCTATCCGTCAAAACAAGATTGAAATAATTGATGAATTTGTAGAAAAGTGCTACAATGACATTAAAGTTAAATTTTCCGAAGAAGCAGGGATAAAGAATGTTTTAATGCACCTTATAGAGAGGGGTCTTGTTGATCCTAAAAAACTTCGTGATTACATGGTTATTGCTGATTTTGATAAAATACTTAAAGAAAACAAAGGTCATATTACATACACCTTTATGGATTTATCAATAAAGTATGACATATCCGATAGGACTGCACAAAACATAGTTTACAAAAAAAGCAAGACTTTTAGACCTAAATATAATATTAGGTAACTTTCTGCCAACTTTTTCGTAATCAAACAAATACATATAGGTATTTTTGCAAAATGAATAATTGGTATTCTTTTCAAAATAAAGCAAATGCTGTGGAAATTTCTATCTATGATGAAATTGGAGACTACGGCACTTCTGCTAAAAAATTTATAGACGATCTAAAATCAGTTGGCAAGAAAGATATTACAATTCGTATGAACTCTGTTGGGGGAAGCGTTTTTGATGGTCTTGCTATTTACAATGTTCTTCGTTCACACAAAGGCTATGTCAATGTGAAGATTGAAGGATTATCTGCCTCTATTGCTACTATCATTGCATTAGCTGGAGATAATATAGAGATGGCAGAAAATGGCTTCTTTATGATTCATAATCCTTTTGGCGGCTCTATGGGTGATGCTGAGGAAATGCGTAAGACTGCTGATTTACTTGACAAAATTAAACAAGAGCTTGTAAACATATATGCAAAGAAAACTCAGATGTCTGATGAAACTATTGCTAATATGATGGATGAAGAAACTTGGTTAACAAGTCAAGAAGCTATGGATATGGGTTTTATTGATACTATCACAGAGCCTATTAAAGTAGCTGCGAAGTTTGACTTTTCTAAATTTACTAATGTAAATGAAGAAGAAGTTAAAAACAAACTAGAGTTAATTAGTAATATTAAAAAAACGAAAATGACTGATGAATTAAAAAATTGGTTTAATGGTGTTAAGGAAGAAATACTTAACGCTGTTAAGGGCGAGGTTGTAGCTGAAGCCCCTGCTAATGAAGAAGTTTCAGTTGTTCTTTCTGACAATGAGGAAATCACTAACAAGTTGACTGACCTATCAAACGAGAAAGAAGAACTAACAAGCATCGTTGCTGAAAAAGAAAGCTTTATCGCTGACTTAGAAAACAAGGTGTCTGAAATGGAAGCAGAACTAGCAAAATTAAACGCTACTGAAACTAAAGTAGAAGCAGATAATGACCCTGCAATTAACGAAACTGATGTTGTAGTTAATGGTTGGGATGTTTTGGCTAAAGCACTTTTAAAATAATTAAATTATAAAATAAAAAAAAATGGCTATACAATTAACAAGTTTACCTACTGTTGAACAGTATGATGTAAACAGAAGTATTCTCCAACCTATCTTTATGGGTCAGGATTATATGCAGTATATGGAGGTATTACCTAACATTAAAGGTACTACTGTTATTGATAAATTCAATCAATTAGGAAAAGTTACTTTAGCGGAAAGTGGAGCTGCCTTTCAACCACAAGGTAATGCAGATTATGGTTCAACTATTACAATTACTCCAAAAAGAGTAGAAGCAGAACTTGAGTTTAGAGCAAACGAGCTTTTTAACAAAATGAAAGGTCAGTTAATGCGTTCACAACACGAGTTTGATAATGTTGATGGTACTATCGTAAAAAACATTTTATTAGATTTGATCGGTCAAGCGGTAAAAGCTGACTTTAACCGTCAGGTTTGGTTGTCAGATGTTGCTGAAGCGGATGTAAACTATGGTATCTATGATGGTATCTTCCAAGTTGCTAGAGAAGCTAGTGCAACAGCATTAACAAGAGAATACGCTGGTTTGAGCACACAGGCTGATGATGCTGCGTTAGTAGCTGGTAATGGAGTAAAAATTATGCAAGGTCTTTATGATTCTGCTGCTCCTGAATTATTAGAAGCAGGAAATCATGTATTCTTTGTGTCGGGAGACATCGCTGATGACTACATGGCTTCTACATTAGAATCATCTAACTTTGCTGCTGCTGGTTATGGTGCTATGGTAAACGGAGTTCCAAACTTAACATATAGAGGTATTCCTCTTGTTGTTCGTAGAGATTGGGACACTCACATTGCTGCTGATGCTTCAGAAATAGGTGGCTGTACTGCTGCTGCTGAAACACACAGAGCTATGTTAACTACAAAAGATGCTTTTGTAATTGGAACTGACTTTGACACAAACTCTGTTGAGCAATGGTATTCTATGGATCACAAGGCTTACAGATTCCGTGTTGCTTATATGGTAGGCGTAGCATTGAAAGATGCTAAACTGTGTACTTACTACACTCCAAACGCAATTTCTGTATAATTCAATTAAATTAAAGGGGGATGAAATACTCCCCC